TTTATACCGAGTATGACAGAATACGTAAGAGTAGGCTTTGAGGTACTTAATACATTACCTGAATGGTATCAGTATCTTTTATTTATAGCTATATCAGCATCTTTTGGAATTAAGGGTGCAGGAGCAGCAATGAAAATGATGGGGAAGAAATGAATTTAATTAAACTACAAGACGAAATAGCCAATGATGAAGGTGTTAAGTATGAAACCTATAGATGTTCACTTGGGCATTTAACCGGAGGGATAGGACATCTTATTACTGATTGGGATGAAGAGATATATGCAGGTCCTGTAGGAACAAAGATACCACATGAACAAGTGGATGAATGGTTTGCGAAAGACATAGCAACAACTATAAAAGATTGTAAGCTACTCTTTTCGCAATTTGATAACCTACCTAATGAAATACAACATGTACTAGCTAACATGTGTTTTCAATTAGGTAGACCAAGACTGTCCAAGTTTAAAAACTTAATTGCTGCAGTTGAAGATTTAGATTGGGCAAAGATGGTAGATGAGATGGAAGATAGTAATTGGTATAGGCAGACTACTAACAGAGCACAAAGATTAATGGACCGTGTAGATAAAATTTATGCAATAGAAGGTGTACCAGTATGAGTAGAGAACTAACAGAAAGACAGCTAAAGTTTTTATCCGTTCTATTTGACCAAGCAAATGGAGATGTTGTTACTGCTAAGAAACTTGCAGGATACTCAGATGCTTCTAGTACAACAGATATTATCAAGTCTCTAAAAGATGAGATAATGGAAGCTACACAACTATACATGAATAGAAATGCACCTAGAGCAGCAGTAGCTATGGTCGGTGGTTTATTAGACCCTACAGAGCTAGGTATTAAAGAGAAGATGTCTGCAGCAAAAGAGTTGTTAGATAGAACAGGCTTGGTTAAGACTGAGAAGATGCAAGTGGAGAGTACAGGTGGTGTTATGTTATTGCCTGCAAAGAATAGTGAATAGAAGTTTAGGCAGTTGGAAACTTCCACAGCCAACCGATTTAAAAGACGAAGAGCAGAAAAATTGGACACAGATACCACGTATAGCACGTATCGTTCCTTTTGGTTATAAGATAAACGATGAAGACAATGACTTACTTGACCCTATACCATACGAATTAGAAGCAATCGAATTAGCTAGAAAACACACTAAACAGTATTCCTACAGACAAGTAGCTAATTGGATAACTAAGAAGACTGGTAGAGTAATATCGCACGTAGGTTTAAGAAAAAGGTTAATGCATGAGCAACAACGTAAGAACAAAGCTAGAACTCTTAGAAAATGGTCCGAGTATGCCCAGAAAGCAATCGAGAAAGCGAAAGCCATCGAAGAAGAAAGAACAGGTTCTAGAGTCTAAAATAAAAGAGGTAAATGACGTAGAAGCAGTACCTCTAGAAGAACAGAATGTAATTTTTAAACCTAATGAAGGACCTCAGACTGATTTCCTTGCAGCAGGTGAGAGAGAAGTACTATATGGTGGTTCAGCAGGAGGTGGTAAATCATATGCCATGCTTGCAGACCCACTAAGATATATGGGTCATCCATCATTTAGTGGTTTGCTATTAAGACATACAACAGAAGAGTTAAGAGAACTTGTATTTAAGTCTAAGGAGATATACCCAAAAATATGGTCTGGAATAAAATGGTCTGAGAGAAAAATGCAGTGGACTGCACCATCTGGTGCAAGATTGTGGATGTCATATCTTGACAGAGATGATGATGTCTTGCGATATCAGGGTCTAGCGTTTAGCTGGATAGGGTTTGATGAGTTGACTCAATGGTCCACACCATACGCATGGAACTACATGCGTTCTCGTCTACGGTCCACTGCCCACGATTTGCCTGTTTATATGAGGGCAACAACAAATCCCGGAGGTCCGGGTCACCAATGGGTTAAGAAAATGTTTATTGACCCAGCACCTTATGGAAGACCATTTAATGCCACAGATATTGAGTCGGGTAACGACCTTTCCTATCCGAAAGGACACACTAAAGCAGGACAACCATTATTTAAAAGAAGATTTATACCCGCAAGATTATCTGACAATCCCTATCTCGCAGCCCAAGGTGACTATGAGACAATGCTTCTATCCCTACCTGAACACCAACGTAAGCAATTGCTTGATGGTGATTGGGATATTAAAGAAGGTGCTGCTTTTTCTGAGTTTGATAGGAATATTCACGTTATTGAGCCTTTTTCAATTCCAAGAAATTGGGTTAAATTTAGGTCTTGTGATTATGGTTATGGTTCTTATAGTGGGGTGCTGTGGTTTGCTGTTTCTCCAGATGAGCAGATTATTGTATATAGAGAGTTGTATACTAGCAAAGTACTTGCCGCAGATTTGGCAGATATGATATTGGATGCAGAAGCCGATGATGGAAATATTAAGTATGGGGTTTTGGATAGCTCTCTTTGGCATAAACGTGGGGATACTGGTCCTTCTTTGGCTGAACAGATGACTATGAGGGGCTGTAGATTTAGACCCTCAGATAGAAGTAAAGGTAGTCGTATCTCAGGTAAGAATGAAATACATAGACGTTTACAAGTAGATGAATTTACAGAGGAGCCGCGGCTTGTTTTCTTTAATACTTGCACGAACACTGTGTCACAGTTACCATCCATCCCCTTGGACAAAAAGAATCCAGAAGATGTGGACACACGTTCAGAAGACCATTTGTACGATGCGTTAAGGTATGGTATAATGTCACGACCACGATTTAGTATATTTGATTACGACCCAATGGGTGTGCCTAGTAGTAGTATGCCCGTAGCAGATTCAACATTTGGATATTAAAGGAATAAAACATGGCTGAAGAAGAAATAATAATGGATGATGATGCTATTGCTTTAGAAGATAGTGAAGAAAGTGTTATTACAGATGCCGATGTGTCTAACATTATACCATTTGTTATGGACAGGTATCAACGTGCCGAAGACTATCGTAACAATGACGAAGAACGATGGTTGAGGTCATATAGAAACTATAGAGGATTATATGGAAGCGATGTACAATTTACTGAAGCAGAAAAGTCAAGAGTGTTTATTAAAGTTACAAAAACTAAAACATTGGCTGCTTATGGACAAATGGTTGATGTGTTATTTGCAGGTCACAAGTTCCCTATTAGCGTTGAGCCAACAGTTCTACCAGAAGGTGTGGTCTCCGATGTGTCATTTGACCCTAAAGAGCCTGAACAGCTTAAAGGAGATACTCCTATATCCTCTCCGTATGGATTTTCTGGTGATGGTAAAGACCTACCTGCAGGAGCTACTGAAAAAAGTTTACAAGAAATGCTTGGACCTCTTGAAAAAAAGTTGGGAGAAGTTGAAGGGCTTAAAGAAGGGGTAGGAAAAAGTCCTACTGCTATTACATTTAGTCCAGCCATGCTTGCAGCTAAAAACATGGAAAAAAGAATAATGGACCAACTTCAAGAATCAGGTGCTAATAAACAATTAAGAAGTACTATCTTTGAGATGGCTTTATTTGGCACGGGTGTAATGAAAGGTCCTTTTGCTATGGATAAAGAATATCCTAATTGGGATGAGGAAGGGGAATATAGTCCTATATTTAAAACAGTTCCTACTACTTCTCATGTATCCGTTTGGAATTTTTATCCAGACCCAGATGCTGCTAATATGGATGAAGCTCAATATGTAATTGAACGACATAAAATGTCAAGGACACAACTACGTTCTTTAAAAAAGAGACCTTACTTTCGTGAAAATGTAATTGACGAGGTTATACAGCAAGGAGAGTCTTATGACAAAAAGTATTGGGAAGATGATTTATCTGACTATGCACCATCCCATGATGTAGAAAGATTTGAAGTCTTAGAATATTGGGGTACTTGTGATGTTGAAATGCTCCTAGAAAATAGTATTGATATACCTAAAGAATTAGAAGACTATGATGAGTTGCAAGCTAACATATGGATATGTAATGGCAAATTAATAAGAATGGTTCTTAATCCTTTCAAGCCATCTACTATTCCTTACATGGCAGCTCCTTATGAACTTAATCCATATTCATTCTTTGGTGTAGGTATTGCTGAGAACATGGATGATACACAAACTCTTATGAATGGTTTTATGAGAATGGCTGTAGATAACGCTGTGCTATCAGGTAATTTACTTATAGAAGTGGATGAGACTAATTTAGTTCCGGGACAAGATTTATCTGTATATCCGGGAAAAGTGTTTAGAAGACAAGGTGGTGCTCCGGGTCAAGCTATATTTGGTACAAAGTTTCCAAACGTATCAGGTGAGAACTTACAGTTGTTTGACAAGGCTAGGCAGTTAGCTGATGAAAGTACGGGTATGCCATCTTTTGCTCATGGGCAAACTGGTGTTCAAGGTGTAGGAAGGACTGCATCAGGTATATCTATGTTAATGAACGCAGCTAGTGGTAGTATTAAAACAGTTGTTAAGAATATAGATGATTATTTACTTAAACCATTAGGTGAAGGATTGTTTAGATTTAATATGCAATTTAATTTTGACAAAAGCATAAGAGGG